CCAGATAAAATGGGTGAAATGAAGCTTCCAATGATAGCAATAAACAGAACCGGCATAACAAGAAATCCAGAACGTCTTAACAACTTGCACAATGAAGTAAAGTATCAAGAAACATCTCAACGTCGCAACTACAACTTGTATACGCCAGTTCCTATTGATATAAACTATGATGTAACTGTGCTTTCAAAAAACCCACAAGACATTGACAAGATAATGTCAAACTTTTTGCAGTTCTTCAATCCAGATTTGTTTGTGACATGCATTCATCCTAAATATACTGACTGTGTTTTCAACAACCAAGTCACTTTGCAAGATGCAATAACTATAGAACATCAAGATGAAATGGATGGTTCTGCTGAAGACATAATAACTGCTACATTCTAGTTTGTATACAAGACATATATTTTTGGTGGCCCGGACAAAGCAAAACTTACAAGCTACGTCATACCAAAAATCAGCACATACATATCTAACTAGCTTTCAACTTATGTTGAATATCCAGACAATCCTGACTTGTCACAAGAAGTTTCTATCTGGATTTCAGTAGAGCTTTCTAATGTAATAGATGTAATATATGATGGTTTCGTTCCTAAGATAAATGGAATAAACATTGGCTTCTATGCTATTGCTCAGCAAAAAGAGTTCATACCAGAAATGAATAGAATTGATGAGCTTAGTGACTATGAGCCATATGTAGATCGTATAGTATGGAAAATAGATCAAGCATCAGATGCTGACTTCCCATACAATGTTGGTTGGTGGCGTCTTGACCAACTATGTTCAGAAATTTCTACTAATGGATTCGGATAACATAAAGCATTTGTTCATTCTTCAATTGCCTGAAGACAAAACAAAGAACTACATTGGAATACTTGACAATAAGTACAAGTATTCTTCATTTAATTTGTTTCTTAAATCTAAAGTCATAACTCCAGCTGTGATGAAGGCTTTGAAGAAGAAATTGCTAAGTCTTAGTATTACCGCAAAGACTAATATAGTTCTTTCAAACACAATAGATGAAAGCCATCCAATTTTCTTAGTTCTGTCTTTAGCAAGAAAGTTCATTCCTTTCAAATTCAATACTGTAGCAATTGAAAAAGCATTCAAGCGAATAACAGCATACCATACTTCGTATTAGCTTGATAGAGAGTTCACATTGCAAGACTACAACAAACTCTATAAAAAACTGTTGCAAAATGAAGATTGTGAATGGATATCTAAAGAAGAAGACATGCTTCTTAGAAACACATCTAAAGCTGGATATAGAATATAGAAAATCCTGCGCACGTGCATGTATTATATGTGCATAAAGCAATACTATCTTTCTAGAAGACATTAAGTTCTAACATCATTCTAAGCAAGTACAATATCTATAAAGGATAAAATAGTATGAAGCTAAATGATGTTCTAAAGACTATAAGGAAGTCAACTGGATCTGAGACTATTGATGAGTCATCTTATGCAAAGGTCACAGAGTTCATTGACTCAGGATCATTCGCAATAAACAGAGTCTTGACTGGAGACATACATAAAGGATTTCCAGTTGGACGAATTTCAACATTGTTCGGACTTTCACAGTCAGGCAAGTCATTGATTGCAGCTCATGCAGTTATGAATGCATTGAAGAACAACCAAGTTGACGTCGTCTATATATTCGATTCAGAAGGTGGAACGCTTGTTGACTTCTTCAAGAAGGAAGGTGTTGATCTTAAGAAAATCAACCATATTCCAGTTGCATCAATTGAGCAGTGTTCAGTGAAGATGCTTCAGGTTTATGATGAACTTGTAAAAGCTCGTCAGGAATATCTTGAAGATCCTGACAACAATGACAACATCAGAGCATTGTGTGTTCTTGATTCTTATGGCGCGCTTGCAGCTGATAAGCTTGTAAATGATGCAGTCAACAAAGACAAGACTGCTATGGACATGGGTCTTGGTGCTAAGCTTAAGAACAACATGATGCGCGGACTTATGATGCGTGTTGTTATGTCAAATGCAACATTGCTTGTAATCAACCATGCATATCAGGATCCAGGCGCAATGTTTGCGTCAAAAATTCAGAACATGGCTGGTGGTAAAGGAATTGAGTTCGCATCACATGTTATTCTTCAGTGCGAAAAAGTATTTGTCAAGTCAACAGACACAGAGTTTTTGACAGGACTTGAGTCTTCAAATGACAATGTTGGATTTTACAAAGGAAACAAGTTGAAGTTCTTCACTGTGAAGAACAGAATCTGCAAGCCAATGTTCACTGCACAAGTCTATCTTGACTTTACGTCAGGAATTTCAAAGTATGATGGTCTTATTGAAGATGCAGTAAAGCTTGGCTTCTTGCAAGAAGTTCGTGGTGGATATATTTGCGACTCTTACAAGCAGCAGACTCGTATTACATACAAGGAGCTTGTCAAGAATGATAAGATTTGGGAGACATTCCTTGAGAACTTCAATGACAAGAGCAAAGAGATAATGGAGTACTCTAACTCAACATCTCGTGAGCTTGACAAGATAGAAGATGAAATGAATGAAGAGGATGAAGACTAATGGCTAAGAAAAACAAAAATAAGATTTTTGAGCAACAGTCTGAAGAAGAAAAAGTAGTAGATGCTATTCTTGAAGGCGCAGCTGAATCTCTTACTCGTGATACTAAGCAAATTTCACCAAATGAAAAGATAGTCTTGACAAAAGATATTGATGGCTCTAGACATTTTGATTTAGTTCCAGATATTTCAAATGAGAGTATGGTTGAGAATGTTCCAGATGATCCAACATAGATGGATATGCTTAATGACAAGCTTCGCTAGATATCTCAACTTAATGCTGAATTGAATGTTGCACGTCAGTAGATTGCAGAACTTGAAGCTAAAGTTGAAAAGTTGCAAGCTGAAAATGACTAGCTTGTGATGAAACTTGCTGAAACATCAGCTAAAAATGCCGAGCTTATAGAAATTCCTCTTCAAGTGCAGCTTCCTTCAGGCGAAGCAGCAACTGTAATGGGAAAGTCAAACAATAAAGTCGTTTCTAAACGGGTAAACTATATCCATACTGATTATAGCAACAATGGATATGGAACTTGGCGCTAATGGAACTAGATTTCTCTAATGATGTAGTCGAGAAACTTCTCTTCAAGAAGACTCTGACTGATAAAAAGTACTTGAGCATAATGTCTAACGTCTTTGACAAAAGATGGTTTTAGACAGAAAATCTAAGCATGCTTTACAAGCTTGTGCTTAACTATTATGACAAGTACAATGCGACACCTAACACAAAACTTCTGTTGGCAATGGTGAAGCGTTATATAGAGAAACATCCAACAGAAGACATTGACTTTCAGAATGTTTCGACATTAGTCAATGAAGTCTAGAACATTGATTTGCAGTCAATGCCTGACGACGTAATATCTTCTAATTTGAAAGAGTTCATAAGGAAGAGAGCACTTCGTTGGGCAATTGCAGACAACATTGAGAAGATTGAGTCAAATTCAGACCAAGTAATTGATGACTGTCTGTCAAGATTTGACAAAGTCCAAAGAATAACATTCAATGACACTGACTTAGGTCTTGACTATTTTGATCCACAAATGCAGGCTGACCACTGGGATTATATCATGAATCCTAAAGCGAAAATTCCAACTGGTTGGCCTACACTTGACCAATATACTAATGGTGGATTTCTCAAAGATGGAAAGATGCTAGCAATATTTATGGGCCAAGCTGGATTAGGAAAGTCAGTGTTTTTGTCAAACATTGCAGTGAACTTCTTGAAGCAGAATCTTTCAGTTGTAGTCATTTCACTTGAAATGAGTCAAGACGTATATGCAACAAGATTTGATGCTCATATCTCAAAGAAGAACATAAACAAGCTAAATGAATGTGCAGATGAAGCTTTGCAGAGGATAAAAGACTTCTATGCAGAGCATTCAAATTCAAACTTGTACATAAAAGAATATCCACCAAGGTCTATAAAGACATCAGACATTGAAATGTATCTTGAGAATTTGAAGAACAATGGAAAGCATTTTGACGTAGTTGTAGTTGACTACTTGAATCTCGTTCTTCCACAACATAGTTCTGACAACATGTATCAAGGTGCATTGGAAGTTTCTGAAAAGCTTAGAGCACTTT